TTAAATCTCCTTTGCCATATGCCGTTCTATAATCTCGGGTGTCGTCAGGATACGGTAATCGATCCAAAATGACGCACTCGTCTTTTGAGTCTCAAAATAATCCATTATGGATTTAGCAACAGCGAGCTCAATTTCATTTTGCTGAATCATGAGATTGAGGTGGAATTCAAGCGAATCCAAGCGCTCATCGCGCAGTTTCTCCGCCCACACGATCTGTTTCGGGCTGCCGGTCAACTCAGGGAGTAAATAGGGATTCTCGACCTTAGCACGCGTCTTATAGTCCGTCGTGGTATCTTCCACGTCAAGCATTCTGACTACGATGTCACAGTGCCCGGATTCACACTGGCTCGTGTCATTCCGGCAATACACTTCGATCACGGGGGCCGTACAGACAACCCATCCGCGCTTACCATCTAGGAAGAACTTTAACTCTCCTTTCCCTTCTGCTACGAAGTAGTACCCATCAGGCAGCGGGATGGACTCATCAATGGCAAAGCCAACGAAAGAAGAGTCGCGTCTATCCAGCTTTATTAATGCTTCCGGTTCATCTTCGCTAAAGCTATATCCAACCTCTTTCACTTGTGAGCTGTAGGGCTCTCCGGTATTGATATAGAAGTGCCCTACGCTGAAACTGTGAGCCATACCCAGACGGCGGCGAACTTCCTTCAGATCTAGAATTTCCATTTTGTTTCCTCCTTTTAACTTGAGCGGTTTTTCTCTACACATATATAATAATACACTTTTTAGTTTATGTCAATATTATTTTATTTATTTATACATTATTTTATTTATTATATTTTGATATAAATTTACTTTGACAACTGTTTTGTTTATCTATATAATGATAGAGAGGTGATCAGAATGCCGAAAGAGATGACGCCCGAAGACGTCGCCGTAATCCTCAAAAAGGCGCTCATCGACGCGCACACAACCGCTGCAAGGTTTTGGGAGTCTCGCGGTGTGAGCCCCCAAAACGGAAATAACCGAATGCGCAAGGGCTCGTTCAGGTTTTATGAGTTTGTAAATATGCTACACGATCTCGGATATGCGGTTGAGATCAAGAAAATCGAAGAATAAAAAAAAGACCGAGAATAGCCAAATCGCTACTCCCGGTCTTTTGTTGTTGTCACCACTCCGCAACTGTATAGATCACAGATCCCCCCTTAACATCTCCACCCTGCCCATGTGCGAGGGCTTCCCATCGACCGACCTGCAGGCCTGCCGACCAATATGTACGGCTGTCGATCTGCGTAACACCTGCCTTGATCTTGCGCCGCTTGTCGAGGTTGATTTTATACACTCCGACTTGATAGTCTTTGTTATCTGGCTGCGGTGCAACGACGGTTCGATCCGTCTTTTCGAGCGCCTCAGCCGGCAGTGTCGTATCGTGCTTGTTAATACGCTCCTGTACCTGCGCCGCTGCGCGCTCGACAGTCGGCGCTGTGACCGTGACATGCGCCACGGGCTGCACCTTTCCTTCCTGTGCGCGCTCCACGGCACGCGCGAGCTGCTGAGCCTGTCCCTCGGAGATACGCAGGCGCTCTCGGAGCGTATCTGCGTCTCGTGCTTGCTCCTCGGTCATGACCTGCGCTTGTCTGAGCGTCTCCTGTGTATGTGCGTGGTAACAGTACACAAGAGCGCCAACAACGATAAGTACCAGGACGCATAGCACGGCGATGATGATCTGTTTGCGTGTGATCTTCTCAATCACTGTTTTCACCTCAATTCTGTGCGTACCAGTTCGCCTTGCCCCGCACATCCGGCAACAAGGCATAGAGATTCGCACCGGGGCACGCCGTTGCCATTAAGTCACGATGCCCGACAACGTGATCCTCGTCGATCGGCAGTCCGTAGTCCTCACAGAGATTCGCGATCAACATAGCAAGCGCCTCAATTTGCGCGTCTGTCGGCTCGGCGATCTCAAAGTTGCCGCAGACGTGAATCCCTATCGTATGCTTGTTCTCTCCGTAGGCGTGTGCTCCGATGGCCCAATGCGGGCGCCCTGCTTCGATCGCGCCGCTCTTACGTATGACGTAGTGATAGCCGATGCCCGACCATCCCTGCGCCTTGTGGCTTGCGTGAATCTCTGCGGCGCTCAAATCATCATCATACGGATTACCCGTATGATGAATCACAATCCGATCCGTCGCGGGTCGATTGCTCAGCGCGCCGAAATCCAATCCCGTATCTTTGATGTCTACTCTCTGCATGGTTTACTCCTCCTTTTTCTTATTGATCCCGCTCTTCTTGCGGATGAGCTCTGATAGCTCCGCGGCCTCCGTCACGCCCGATCGCTCCATATTCTCGAGGATCGATAGCATTTCAGTCACTGACAAATAACCGACCACAACGACGACCGCAACAGTCGGCGCCCCGGCGCGTACGCACATCGAATCGACAAGCCACGCAGCCGCGACGACGCCGAAGTAGGTGAGCATCTTAGCGACAAATCGTGTACGCATCTCCTCACTCCGGATGTACCCTGCCCGTTGGGCTGCGCGAATATTGCAGAGGCAAGTCCAAAATCGTGGTTGCTCCATGCCGCTATCAATAAGATACTGACGAGACAGAGAGAGCCATTTCGTCAGCAGGTCGACGCACACGAGCGCAGCGAACGCAACGGCCATCTGAACGTGCGTATGCGAAGCAAGCGCGAAGATGCAGGACACACAGGCCTTAAATGCCCACGCCTCCTGTAGTCTCTCCAGTACCTTCCACATAATATCTAGCATGTTTGCTCCTTTCATTGCATCATAAAAGCCGCTCCGCCATCAGAGCGGCTGTCCCCCAAACGAATCAACACCCAGTGAGATCGACGATCATAACACTGTATGGAACCGTGATATCTATATTTGTGTCTCGTGGTCCCGGAAGCACTCTAAGCTCCGTTGCAACAGAGACAGGGCTAATGTATATGACTCCTTCCTGTATACGAGCCCCTAAGGCACTCCTATAGCACATGACCGGCGAATCGGTCTCACTATCGAATGCGGTATGAAGCGGTGTGCAAGGAAATACTACACCGTATTTCCTTCCCTTCTGCCCAATAGGCAGCCTGCACAGGGCTCGCTCCGGGTTGGCGTTAGGATACCCCCTAAAATACCCTTTTTGAAATTCAACGACGCGCATGTATTTTCTATTGGAATCAAACACGCACGTCCCGTTCTCACTAAAGACCTGTAGCCCATTCGGCGCTGTAGCGCCGGCCATTTTTGATGAAAAGAAATAGCACCCTAATGTCACCCCGCTATCGTTTGCACTAAATGCAGTTACACCAGCGCTTGACACAAACACACCGGCAGGCACATCAGATAGCTCTACAGTGACCAAAACGTCGTTTTCTCGTAAAGGAACTTTAACTGCAGCTCTATTAAGGTTTGGCCCATTGCGCGTCGCAGCCGGAATTCTAAGTATCTCTTTATGGCTTAGCGCAAGATTGTTATACCTGTCGTCTACTACAAGGTTCATTCTATCATTGTATATTGTTACTCCACTTAGCATATCAATACACCCCATAAAAAAATTTTAAAGGAACGGCTCTTGCTTGGTAGACCCACGATAGGGTATTCCCCACCCTTGCAACAACAGGCAGTGCCCAATTATTTGGGCCGAGAGCTTCAAACGGCATCGTAGAATATTCAGGAACAACCCAATAATCCATTCCCTCTAACCGGTCATCCGTAATACTCCCATTCCTGCCATGCGTCTCAAACGAGCCGAGTATCTTTGTGAGACGGTCGGTAACGTCAACGACGATGTTGCCGTTCTCGTCAAAGCATTGTAGTCCATGCGGCATCTCTTTCACCCATCCTTTCATTGGAACACCGTCTTTATAGATTGTGACGGGATACTCCTTCGGCACGGGTTCACCCCTATGCGTCTGTTCTCGTGGCCTGTCCGGCTTCTCTCTTATGAAGAGGCTTTCCACTTTTGGATTCCCCTTCCAGCGCCGCAAGAGGAACACCACCGCAGCAACCAACAGCAGACCAACAACCATAACATAAGCACTCATGTCACACCTCTCTTATACTGCTCGAGCTATCATATAGCCATATGCATAGCTCGCTAAATTCCTGTACTCTATATTCTCATCATCTCCGTGATGCCCCCCCCCATCGCCGCCATCTCCAACGTCACCCCCATACGCTGTCATAAACACCGATGCCGCAACGCTCACCGTATCCGCTGATACGGTGAAGGTCGGGCGGATATTGGATTCCGTCCCCCACTGCCCCTTATGCGAGGACTTTACTTCCACGTATACATCTTCCCCAAACGGGATAGCGATCGTGCTGTCATCATACGGTACGGTCGCCGCATCCGTGCCGCAACGAATCACATCCATATACCGAGCACCGGACGAATACAGAACGTTACCAGATTCGTCGTATAGCTCTATTCCGCTCAAATGCTCTGCCGGTTTTCTCGTTCGTATAGCAAATGCATAGACTTTCGCAACCGCTGCGATATCATCTCGAAAAACGGGGTGCACTCTTTGCGACGCAGGTAAATCCGGGTCGTAAAGATACAGACGCCTTTCATAGTAATCTTGAGTAACATTTATGCAAAAGCGCTTACCCGATAATCCGGTTAAGCCTAGTCCGTGCACTAGTACTTCCTTGCCGGGCGTCAGCCCGGGAATCGCAGGCAGCGCGTAAGAATAAAGCGTCGGAGTAGTAGCATCTTTCCTGCACTGCGAAAGCGCAGTGACATCAACAAGCTCGAAATTCTGAAAGCGATCATCCAACACGATGCGCCCGTTATCCTCGCTTACATACTCAAAGTAGCTTGACATTCAGCACACCCCATATACCACTACGCTTCCGCGTACCCCTTGATTGCGCCATATAATTTTTCTTCCGGTTCTGCGCACAAGCGGGACTACGCCACGACGCCCGGAAGCTCTCGGATAGATGATGCACCACGGATCAAGATTCGGGAACCCGTCGATCGTAAATTCTCCGTCGCCCGATAGTGTCAGCTTTCCAAGAACACGTGTGAAGCGTTTACTAAAATCCACCTTCACCCGCCCTTGTTCGTCGAACACCTGTAATCCTCCGGCCATTTCACCATACCCCCATTCTTACGCGTAACCTATCCTTATCGTCATAGACAAGGATCAGGTTATCGTGGATCTCCGTCCGTGCACCGCTGTCGGCTGTACGTAGCGTACCAATCTTGGCTGTTATCGCCGACAACTCGTCGACTTGTAGGCGGTCAGCACCGATAGAACCCGCGACGATGCGGTCTCCTTGGATGCTCCCTGCTTCAATGTTTTTGGCGATGACGCCGCGTTCAAACTTCGTGTCTCCCGTGACATGCAGGAACTTCCCATCAATCTGTACGCCGTCCGGGGAGAGGTTAATCTGATTGATTACATCTCCCTTCTTGACGCGCAGGTTGATGTCATCGCTGAGCTGCGTGATCGCGGTGTATGCGCCATCGACTTTTTTAACGATGGTTGTGTAACTTTCAGCCGCCGCCTTGCCTTTGTCGAGTGCATCCTTAATCGTTTCATCTACCTGCTCGATGCCGATCTTGATGTTCTTCAGCCACTCAGGAGGGATCGTTGTCGATACAGTCGTCATAACGACGTCCGACTTTGCGCCCTCGCCAAACATATCGAGGTATGCAACGGCGACCTCGTAGGCCCCCGCCTCACCGGTAAACGTGAACGTGTTGACCGGGAGCACATACGATTCGGTGTTGATATAAAGCTTCATCGCTTTCGCCCGCGGCGGAAGCGGGGAGGCAACGACACCGAATCCCCCGAGAAGTTTATGCACCTGCGGAGCCGCGGGCTTGACCGGCGCGAGGACATTATACTCGCACGCAGCGCCCGCGCTGTACTTGCCGATCGCGTTGCATGCAAAGAGATATACGGTCCCTGTGCGTTCCGTCAACGGTATGGTCGCCGACGTGCTCGTCGTTTTAAGCAACAGGTTACTGTTGGCCGTGCCCGCGAGCTCGTCGAGGCGCAACTCGTAGAATGCGACATCTGAAGTAAAATTATCATCCCATCGTGCGACGGCCTCGTTGCCGAAAGAGATGCTGAAATTTTGCGGTGTATTCGGCACGATATTCTTGCCGACAACATGCACCGTCGTCTCCGTCGCTATCGCCGCGCGGTTGTTATACGCGTCGACGGCAACGACCTTAATCTGCCACTCGTCGCCGATACGAGCCTGGTTGATCGTCGCCTGCCGGTCTCCCCGCATCACGAAGTCCCACGCGCCGAACGCGGTCTCTCCCGCGGGTTTGACGCGCGCGTACACGTCCGCGCCCGCGTAACTCGAGATCTCGGGCGGCGTCCACGAGATGATGACGTCGTACCCCGTCCGCGCGTCGGCAAGCTGCCGATACCGCGTCACAGCGGCAAGCTGCGATACTGCCGGCACGTACGCCGAAGAGATCGTATACTCATGTGCCGTTACCTCGTCGAGCGCTTGCTCCTGCAAACCGAAGATGTTGTAAGACGTGAGCTTGACGTAAATCTTCTTGCCGACATCGCGCGCGTTAATCGCGTGCTTGAATACGCTGTCGTCAAGCCGGATATAGTACTCAGTAGGGCTGTGTGATGTCTCCAGCGTTCCATACATACCGCGATGCAGTCCCGTCAGGCTGTATAGATCCTTTCCGATGAGCTCCGCCCCCGTGTGCGCGATGCACTCGCCGTTAATCCAGCCGAGCGTATTGCCACGCTCGGCATCTTGTACGGTGCCCGGGTAAAGCCGCCCCGAGATAAGATTGACAACGCACACCCCATCGCCTGTAGAAGGTACGCGGGATCGGACATCGAGCCGTCCATAGGTACAGCCGCTTGTAATCTTCCCCGCGGCAACATACTTCTCGTTGTCATCCGATACCCAAACGGTAGCGCCGCCCCAGTACTGCCCGCCACTCGTAACGAGCCACACCTCGCTTCCGGATGTCGTAACATCCGCGGGCGGTTGGAAGATGAGCGGCTGATGGGCATCCCCGGGCGTCGCGTTATAGTCGATGCTCTCGCTCGTCGTCTCGTGCGTCTCGTATCGTGCCGGTGAGTAGATGCCCGGGGGCTTCGCGATGGCCGTGAATTCTAGGCCGCCGTCCGCGGCCTCCGTGACAGTCTTGATAACGACGACCTTCTTATCGATGCCAAGGCAGCGGTCCGTGAGTGTTACGAGATCGCCGGGCTCCAATCGGCAGTGTGCCCACGCCGTTTTAAACGTATACGCATTTCGGCTGTAAAGGTTCCGAAGCGCCTGCTGCTGAGCGATGAGCTGCGCCCGTGCCTTGGTATAGACCCACGGAGCGCTCAGCGTACTCGCGGCGCGCAGCCCTCGTTTCGCAATGTCGGAAGTGATTTCGAAAGATACGGTTTCCTTCTCATACCCGTTCGCCCGATTGATAAACTCCACCGTGGCCTGATTGTACGCCTCGCTGTTGTCCTTTCGTTCGAAACGTACGAGCGTCCCGTCCGTCTGTGGAATGAAATCGTCGGCCGTGAGATCGTACTGCACATCCTTGTTTGCCTTCCAGCTCCCGACGTCACCGTCGGCGAGCGGCACAAGCTTGAGCTTATTCTGCGACCAAAAGCCGTATGTGTTCGTCAGCGTGCATATCGTCTCGACGATGCTCTGCACATTTCCGCGCGAGGTATCATCAGGCGGCGTGGAAAAGAGCAGGTCAGCGGCGGCGCAGTAGCGCCTAAAGTTATCAAGCGCGTCAAGGTCGATGCTATACTCGTTGAATCCGACACCGTCGTTATGATCGGCGAGGATATGCAGGAGCAGGTCGGCGGGGTTCACGTCGACGCCGTCGCCGCTTCCCGCGATTGGATTCTTCACCTCGAAGTTATAGACCGGCAGACTTCCACTGTTACCGAGATCCACGACGCCCGCGAGATACGCCAGCCCGCTATACGGGAGCGCTCTTTCGGGATGCTTGCCCTTCATATACGACCACGGCTCTTGACCGTTGCGGCCGTCAAAGAGCGATAGGCCGAGGCCTTCGCCGGGATAGTTTAGCACCTCTTTGTTGCGCCATACTTTACCGATCCCCTGAATCGGTCCGGCGCAGAGAGCGATCGCAACGGCAACGGTATATGTGTAATCGATACTGACGGACTTCACACCGCCGCCTTTTCCGCTCCTCTGCGTATGGCGGTGTTCATACGCCGTAAAGTCTGTGTAGTCAATAATATTGCCGCTGATGCGCGTTGTCCCGAGTACCTGAGGCACCGTTGCCCCATATGTCGCCGAGTTGATTTGAAAGTCGGATATCTTGTCCGCCCTTGAGGTGATTGTCGTCTTGCCGAAAATCCCGCTCATGTCTTAAACCTCCATATGCCGGCGAGACGGCTGCGTCCTCGCCCGTCGAGAAGAAGCGCCTCGTCATTGTTGGACAGAATAACGCCGAGCCGTACGTAGGCGTGGATCACGCGCGGCCACGCGTCGACGATCGCACCGTGACTGATGCACCGTCCGAATTTATAGAGCGCGAAGTCTCCGGGCTGCGGCTCCCCCGTCACCGGTTCGCAGTACCGCTCGATAAATGCAAGGTACTTTTCCTCGCTCCGGTGCAAGTGCCATTCCTGTGAATATGTGCCCGTCTGTACCGTGCCGCGCTGTATCAGCCCCGCATCTTCCACGGCCGCGATCAACAGCTGACCGCAGTCAACGCCGACGCCTTTCACCTTTGCGCATCCTTCGTACGGCGTACCGAGCCACCCATACGCGGCATCGCGTATCTTCTCGCCCGCCGTCATAGGACGCTCTCCTTCTTCGGCACGTACGGCGTTGCACAGTTCCGCGCCCAGTTATTGAATTTCTGCCGGCAGGTCTCGGGCTGCTTGTCGCACCCCGGATAGATCTTCATGCGGTCGCCCGCGGCGGGGATTGCTTCTGCCGGTACGAGAATCTCTATGCGACGACCGTCATAACTCTTCTTGATTGGGGACACCTGCCCTGCAAGCGCGCCGGTCAACCACTCGACGCCGCCCGTGTCGTAGTAGCCGGCCGCGAAGTCTACGCTGACCACGAACATGACGTCGCTCTCTACCGTCTGCACGACCGCATCTTTTCGATACTTTTTGATATCAACGCCGCAGCGCGCGCCGTAAAGAGAATACGGACAGGACGGATAGAACTTACGCGTCGGCCACGCGACATTGAGCTTCTGCACCTCGCTCTTGACCCACAGCTGCAGCGTCAGCCCGCCGCCCTGCCGGATCTCAATACTGCCGGTAAACAACGGAACGGTTCCGACGATCTCGTTATCGTCGCTGAAGAATGCCCGCTTGAGCGTGAGTTCTCCGCCATCGAGGCCGCCGTTATGCGCGATCTGCATCAGTGGTTCGGTATGGAGCTTATCGACGTCAGTAACATACATCGTTACGTCAAGCTTATCAACCGACATACTCGACTGCAGCTTGATCTGATTCCGAACGAAGATCGGGCCGTCATGCCGGAACGTATGGTTGTCGGCGATAATGTCGATATCAAAGTCGGTATAATAGAGCCTCTCGCCGTTCGCAAGCACGAACTCATAGAGATCGCACGAGACATACCGCTGTCTTTCGTTCAGATACTTTTGCAGAGCTTCATTGACTTCTTTCATCGCACCGTCACCAGCTTCATTGACTTTGACCTCCATATGCTGTCGAGGACAACCTCGATCGTGAACTTATCGTCTGAGAGACGTACGCGCCAGTAGTAGCCGTAGGACGCTGTCACCTTCGCGCCATTCGGCGGTGCAGCCGCAAGCGTGATGATGCCGTTGTCGTCTACGGTTGCCTCGACCTTCACGTCGTCGACCTTGACTTCGAGCGTATCGGGCTTTAGGTCAAGGACGGGCTCCGCCCATGTGCCGAACCGGCGCAACGCTTGATACTTCGTCTTGGCGCCCGTGCCAATGCCGAGCTGTATGCCCTGCTCCGCGTTGTGCTCGGGGTCCGGCCATAGAAAAGGCTCATACCTACCGCGCAGGCTCGCGAAGAATCCATAGAGTAAATCGCCCGCCTCGGGCGTCAAAATAGAGTAGCTTGTCTCGATCGTCCAACGCGGATATGCCCAATTCGTCAAGACGCGTTCTTTGCCGCTGCCGGCTTCCTTCACCGTCGTTGACCATGCCTGCGCCTTCGTAGACTTCCACGCGATGCCATCAGTCACCGGCAGCACCTTTAATTTCATGCGAACGCGCCTCCTCCCATACTGAACTCTCTTGCGCTGTCAGCGAGATAGCGCTTCAGCTCCACGCCGCCGCCTGTCTGCAGCCAGTGAGAAAAGCTTCCCGCGTCCATTGCGCTGACTTGCAGCGTTACGTTGCCGCCGATCCCTTGTCCTGCGATCCCCTTTGCGATCTCGCCGAACGTATTATCATTGAGCGGCAGGACAGCCTCGGGGTGCTTGCCCTCACCGATGAGTGCCAGCGTCGGACCGTAGGCGTAGCCGCCCTCTGCCATCGCGCGGAACGGCGACGCGACGCCGAAGCCCGTAAACGATCCGCCGGCAAACGGGATGCCTGTTCCTGTACCTCCGAGACCTCCGAAGCTTCCAAAGCCACCGAAACCTCCTGTGACAATCATCTTCGGAATTGCTGCCGCCCACCATGCAGCCGCCAATGTCGCGGCTTGTGCGGTGCCTGTAGCAGTTTCCTGCGCCTGCTGTTTTTTAGCAAAAGCAGCGGCGAGCACCTGCTGAATACGCCACTGAATATACATCTGGATCATCTGCTTGATGACACCGCCGAGGGCGTCGCCAAGCGACTTTGTCCCCATGATGAAGTCTGTAATGGACTTGCTGAAGTTCTGCCGGAACTGCTCCATGATTTGAAGGGAGAATGCACTGTAGCTTTCCTCCGCCGCCATGCGCCAGTCATGATACTGCTGCAAGGCCGCCTGTCTTTCTTCTAGGCTTGCTATGAACGCAACATTCTCATCGGAGAGCGCCGCCTGATAACGCTGTACGTCCCCTTCATCCATCGCCGCGCGCATCTCCGCTTCGATCGCTCTTGCGCGCGTGCTGTTCGCGAGCATCGCTTTATTGGCATCTTCTTCGATCAAGGTACGGCGCTTTGCGACCTCTTCCGCGGCGGCAGCCTCTGCTTCCTGCCGTTCGAGCAGATACCGCTCAGCCTCCGCAAGGATCGCCGCGTCGCCCGTCTTCTCGGCATCGGTTTTGATCTTCACCGCTTCTTCAACGGATTTGCGATACTGCTTGAGGAAGTCGTCAAGGCTCTGCTCACGACGAATCCGTTCCTCTTCGATCTGACTGTAAACTGCCTGCGCCCCGTCAAGCATACCGACTGAGAGCTGCCGCCCCGCGTTCGCGAAGTTATCCGTGAGTTCGCCGGAGGATTCAGTTGCCCGTTTAATGTCATCGGTGATTTGCTCGATCTCACGCTGCAAGCGCTCTGCTTCGGCTTTGGCCTTGCGCGCTTCAATTTCTGCTTCGTGCGCTGCGGAACGTCCGCCGCCTCCGCGGGAGCCCCCGGAAGAAGCCGCACCGAAATTAAATTCCGGTATCTTGGGAGGCGCGTTAAGCTGCTCCACTTCCGCTTGATGTTCACGGTCTGCCGCATCCGCTGCCTCATCTACCGCGGCGTTGATCTCTCTGCGTTTTTTGATTGCCGCGATTTTGTCAGGATCGGCGTACGCCGTCCCTGCCTCCTCGTCAACCGTAAACGCCTCCATACCGTAGTTCTTAAAAGCTTCGTTCTGCTTATATGCGCTGTACGCAACAACGCCCGCAGCAATGGCCACGGGTCCCGCTACCGCAAGACGTGCGGCGATAGCGGCATTACGCATCTCAACGAGTGCGGCGATGACCTCTCCTATGCCGGTGATCAGTGGCCCAAAGGTAAATATCAGCGCGCGAATCCCAAGCCCCAGCCCGCCGATTGCGGCGGCGACCTCTAGGGTAGTCAGCATTGTATGTTTTTCTTCGTCCGACATCTTGCTGATCTTGCCGGAGGCTTCTTGCACAAAATCTGCAAGCCTTCTTAACTCCGGCAGTAAGAGACTACCAACCTGCACCCCCGCGCCAACCATCGCTGCTTTCGCCTCGTTGATCTGAAACGTCATGTCCTCCCATGCCTGCGTCGTTTCGTGGTCGAGCACAAGCCCCGCAGCACGGGCACGCTGCGTCATGCCGTTCAGCTGTTCCTCCGTGAGGTTCAGCAAGTCGTTCAGCTTCGCGCCCGAGCGGCCGAAGATCTCCATCTCCATCGACGTCTTGGCAACACCGTTCGCCATCTCGCGATGACGTTTTGCGACGTTGGCCAATATATCCTGCGCCGAGAGCAACTTGCCGTTCGCGTCGGTGATTGTGATGCCGTACTTCGTGAAGATATCAGTCGACTGCTCGCCTGCCTCGTTTGCCTTCACAATCGACTGATATGCCGTGACCGAGTTCTTCGACATCTTGGACAGGCTGTCCCCCGCATCAGACATACTGAGTCCGACAGCCTGCGTAACATAGAGCAGCTCGGAACAGCTTTCGGCAGACATGTTCGTCTTATCCTCGAGATCGTTGACCGCCGCCGCCCAAGACTTGGTCGCCGCGATCGCGCCACCGACCGCCGCAACCGACATGCCGCCGATACCGACCATCATGTTGCTGATGCCCTTCAAGGACTCCTGGAAGACCTCGACTTCTGTCTTAGCTTTCTTGAGCCCCTTGACCATGTCGGAGCTGTCCGCGCCAAGCTGTACGATGAGCTCTGCAATCTTCAATCCGTTTCTCCTCCTCTCTGCCTTCTGTCCATCGCCATAAAATACTCTCTATCCTTTGCCAGCTCCGCCTCCGAGATCTCCCGCCGCGGCGCAAGTGGCTTATAGATAACGTCGGGCGGGATCGCCTTTTTGACGTGCGGCGCGATGATCCAGCTCACGAAATACGATCTTTCCTGCTGCTCGATCTGACGCCGCAGTCGGTACCCCTCGATGAGATCATAGAACTCGCTCGGGGTGAGCGCATAGAACGTATTCGGCATCAGCGCGAGCGGTCCGTATGCGATCGGCTTTGCCGCCTCAATCCAACCGGCAAAGGACGTTATTTTTTTCCGCCGTCCCCACTCGTGACGGGCTTCTCCTGCTTGCCGTAGATGCCGGACTTGTAGAGCGCCATGACGAGAGCGCCAATGATCGCGATCAGACTTCCACCCTCATCGATGCACTCCTGCACCTTATCGCGGATCGTCTTATCGTCAAGTTCCGGATGGCAGTGCTTATATGCGATTGGCAAGGCCTTGAACACAAACATCGCGCCGAAGTCGTCGTCGCCCATCAACTTGAATACGCTTTTGCCCGTCGCCATCTCGAGCATCTCGATGTCGGCGATCGTGAATTTCAAGTAGTCTGTATCGTCTCCGAAGTATGGGAATTTAACTTTCATTGACCTGTCTCCTTATAGCAAAAACGGGGGCTCCCGCCCCCGCCCATCTGATTAGCCGCCGGCTGTGATCTTCGTGCCCTGCTTGAGCGGGCCCTTGCCACTGAGCTTGATCGACAACGTCGCAACGTCCGTGTGCGACGTATCAATGCTAAACTCCGTCACGGCCGCCCATCCGATGTAATTTGTCCCATCCGGATAACGGAACCGACAATGCACCGGCTGACCGTTCGTGAACGCGAAGTCAACGGCCTCGGCGCCCTTGTCATCGATGATAACGACGGCATCCGCCTCCATCGACCAACTGCGCAGACCTGCCGCAGAATCCTTCCAACTCCCCGACGTCTTATGACTTGCGTCGATCTCGTCCGCCTGACGGGACAGCTTCGTCGTGCGCTGGCCGCCGACCGCCGTCCAAGTCGGCGTATCTTCGTCAGCGCCCGTGTTGACGTCGAGAATGAAATCCTTGCCGAGGGCAAGATGCAGAGCCGCGTCTTTGGGCGTCGGCAGCTTTGTAATCGGCATATGTTATTCCTCCTTCTTGGTATTGAGCACATCCGCCGCAAGCGTTATCACACCGTGATACCCCGAAGGATCCTCGGCGAATGCCTCGAAAAAATCTATCTCCTGCCGGACGACTTCGAACTCGTCGTCAAGCGTTAATCGGCTGTGCTCGATGAGCAGTGCAATGTCGTTCGTGATCTGCTGCACTTCCGCGCGACCGGACTCCGCCGACCACACGTCGAGCTGCAGCGTCACGTGCGCGACGTCATCCTGCTTCGTTCCATCGGGCTTATAGGTAAATGCGCCGAACGTGATGCACGGCAGGTCATACCGCGCATTAACGTCGTCCGGCACAGCATCGTAAACAGGGACGTCCTGACACTCCGTCAGCCGTTTGTAAATCGCCCGCTGAAGGGCGATGAGCGGAATCCGTCTTGCCATTCGATCACCTCTTCTTCGGCTGCAGCGCCTTTTGTAGGTTCTGAATATACCGCGACCGCTCGTTCGAAAATGCGGGGCTCATGTACGGATGCGCCTTCGATCCATGATGCTTATACGACATACGGTAACCGATGCCGGGGATCTTCATTGCTTTCGGCACGCGGCGCCCAAAGAGCCCGACCTTCGGTTTTGCGCGGACGGGATTCGTTGAGCGCAGCTTTGCCTTGCTCCCCGCCATTCGAACGCCGTGTGTTCCGAACTCGACAAGATGCGCGTGCGGAGCAGTGCTCCGCACAGTCCCCGAGATGACGCGCGCGTCAAACGTCTTTCGAATGCGCTTCGCGAGATAACCAGAGCGCGAATGTATACGTGCTTTCGCGCCGCGCCGTATCGCGTTGAGACTGCGGTTAACGGCTCGGGCGAGCCGCTCTTTCGTCTCCGCTTCGTAGCTGTCAATCGCAAGAAACACCTCGCGGACGCTCTCGGTTTTCACTCGGATCAGCATCAGCTCTCCACCTCCCGCACCAATGCGCACTGCGTCTCAAGGTCATACGGCTTGACGTCGATCACCTCATAGCGATGCCGTCCCTCGACGACTTGATCGCCGCGCCGAATCTCGACACCGCCGCGTCGCGTTACAATCTCGCCTGTGAGCTCCGTCGCGGGAGTTCCCGCCGCAAGCTGTTCACGGATGCGCGGGCTCCGCACATCCGCCCATAGCTGACCGACGTCCTCCCACTTCGACGAGAATCCGCCCATGCCGTCAGGCTTCTGTATGCGCCTCCGTATGGTTACACGGTAGCGCATACGACCGGGATTCACTTCTTCCCCTTTCCTTTCGCCTTTTCAGGCTTTACAGGATTAAGGGGCTCCGCCGGCTGTTCCGGTTCCGGCTCCTCCGGCTCTTCCGGCTGTTCCGGCTCTGGTTCTGCCTTGGGCGCACTCTCTTCGGGAGCTTTCGGATTCCCGATTGGCTCGACGAAGTCGCTGTCAAGGTAGAGGCGCAGCTCTTCTTCTGTTCCTTCGTACACATCGCCAACACTCAGCCAGTGACCGCTGATGACGGTTTTAATCAACACGCGTACTTTCATGCTATTCTCCTTTCTCAGTTTCAAGCTGCAGCATGAGCGCGGTAACGGAAAACGGCAGCTCGGAGCCTTGCCCCGCCAGCTGCCGATTCTCATACCAGTGCGCGACGAGGAACTTAACGATCAGCATTCCCTTCTCGTTGTCTTCCCGCACTACAACGCCCGTACCGCTTTTGATGAAGCTGACGGCGGCGGCTATCAGCCCGCGCAGCAGCTCATCTTCATGATCGTGGTCGATCCGCAAATACAGCTTTACGGCCTCCAGCATGCCGCCTGCCCCCTCTCTTATGCAAGCGTGATCTGCCCGTAGACAACTGCCTCAGTATCAACCTTGCACACGTCGAAACGCGTGATGCCCTTGATATCGAAACTGTCACGCTCGAACGACTGTCCACCGACCGTCGTCCCCTCGAGGCTGAGCGCCTGACGGTCAAAGAGCGTGATCGCATCCTCAAGCGAGCCGATGAAGACCGGGACCTTCTTCGTTTCGGTCGGCAGCGTCCGGTTCGAAACGACGTGCACGGGATGGCTGAACAGCATCTTCTGCGTCGGCTCAAGCGGATTCGGCTGCAGGAGATAGCGCCCCTGCAGATCCTTGAGCGTGTCGAGGTAGTTAAACCCGTCCTGATTCGTGACGACCACGGAAGCCAGCGCGATCTCGGGATCGAGGTCAACGTTGAGCACGCCCTTGATGCTGTCAACGTCCGCAAGCGGCTTCGCCGTCAGCGTCTTGAGGAGCGCAACGATCTTCGCGTTGCGCGTGACAACGTCCTTCTTGGCGAGCCAGCGCGTCACGTAGTCGATCAAGTTCTGATCGGTGTCCGCGAGGAGCTCTTTAGACATCGGCAGGATGCCGCCGTACTTCTTAATCTTATACCCGATCTGTACGAACTCAGGCTTATCGGTGTCAGCCAACTTCGCGAACTCGGCGACATCCGCGAACGCGGTCATCACCGACGACTTCTCGATGACACGCGAGCCGGACATCGTAACGACAGGTTCGATCCGTACGAGTGCGTCAAGAGGATTCAACGTACGCTTGAGCTCGTTGATGCGCGTCTGCACATCGACCGGCACGATGTAGCCGCCCTCGGCTCCCGTCGTCTCGTTGAGCCCTGCCGACGCACGCACGGAGGGGATCAGCTTGCTTTCCTCCTCCGTGATCGCACGGCCGCGCAGGAGCTTTGCAAGGACGTCAGCGCCGCGCACCTCAGTCTCTTCCGCGCTCGTCTCAGCCGTCTCCGCGCCGCGCGCGGCGGGCGGTACGACCTGCGGCAAGTCAAGCTCGCGCATGACGTCGAGCTTGCGCTTCATCTTGCGGAGTTCCTCCGTTTTCTCCTCGGCCTCGCTGAGCTTGTCCGTCTCGAGCAAGCCGCGAATCTCTTCCTGCTTCTGCTCCATCGCCTGGCGCAGAGCCCGTTCTTTCTCGTTCATGTGTGATCCTCCTTTAGTCAACTAGGCATTCTACTTCAACGGCAAGACGCCGTTTCAGAGTTTCTCTTTCCTCAGCCGCCTGTCGAGCGGCTTCATCTGCAGCCTTCGCCGCGGCAAAGGCGCGTTCGCTCGCAATGGCTTCCGTATCCGGATAAGCCGGCGTCGTAACGATCGACACGTCCCACAAGCGCGCGATCTTTGTGACCTCGCGGTGATACATGTCTATGTCACGCTCATACGTCCACGCCTGTCCGTCATCGGCGACCGTAAACGCGAACGAGCACTGATTGACCACGCCCGCGCGCATGTTGCGCTCGAGGTCAGCCGCATAGCTCGTTTCGGTCGGCGTTAGCGTAAAGCGTAAGCCGATGCCGTCAACGGTAAGCTGCAAGCTCCCCTCGCCGTTCGGCACCGTGCTCCGCGCAAGCGGGTAGCTCGCATCATGGTTATACAGTGCAACAACGTTCGACATGTCCGCGCCGTCGAGACAGTTCTCGCGCAGGACTTCATCAAAGCCGCCAAGATCTTCGGAGCGCTTATTAAACTTGAGCGCGTAACCTTCGAATACGCGCCGTTTGCCTCCCGCACCGTCGTCGATCTCCCGCAGTTCAAGCGCCGTCGTCAGCGTCCGCCGCTCTCTCTGTGCTCCCATCCCCCTCACCTCCTTTCAAGCGCGCCGAGCCGGCTTTCGCGAGCTGCAGCGCTTCAAGATTATCCAGCGTCGTATAGTTGAGCGAGACAAAGTGTTTATCTCCGTTCTCGCCGATCGCAAGCTGCTCTTCCATCGCGCGGACTTCGTTGATCGTGTAGACGCCCGTTTCGATCATCTGTTTGTAGTACTGCGCGCGCATCGCACTGTCGCCGCGGAGCTCGGCAGCCGCGTTGAACTTGACGTAATACTTCGCGCGCTCTGCCTCCGTAAACAGCTTGTAGTTGATCTCCTGCTCCCACTGCGTGAAGATCGGGAGAAGCGTCGTCTTGATATAGTCAAGCCCCATCGCCTCAGCGTTCGCATAGGTTGCGCGATCAAGCTGCGCGAGTTTGTGCGGCGGCACGCGGTAAACCTTCGCAACTTCGTTGATACCGAACTTCTGCGTCTCGATGAACTGTGCTTGATCGAGCTGCATGCCGAGCGGCTTATAGTCAAGCCCCATATCGAGGACGGCCACCTTGCCTGCGTTCTCAGGCGTGCCGTAGATCTTGTTCCACTCGCCGCGCAGCTTGTTCTTCGCCTCCGCGTCGATCTTCGTATCCGCCTGCAGCACGCCGCTGACATGCGTTCCGTTCTTGTAGAAGTTCCGAATGAACTCTTTCGTTGCCTTCTGCCCGTCGAGCTCCGGCACGAGCGTCTTCCACGGGGGTACACCGACGATGCCGTTGAGCGTCATCGTACGCAGGTGCAGCACGTCAGACGGCTGTAACACATACTGCCGTCCTGCGCGGTCGTGCGTGTGATAGGTCAGTTGACCGGTCGCGATGTCAAGCCGCGGCACCGTAACAGACGGATCGAGCACCCAGAGTGCAGCGGGATATCCGGACGGCCCCCACGCGATCAGCGCGTAGGCATTACCGTACAACCCGAGGTGCGCCTGCAGCGTCTGCTTGAATGTGAACGCGGACATCAAGGGGTTCGCGCGTTCGTACAGCAGACGCGCGGCGGGGTGCTTCTGCCCCTCGTCTCTGCCGCCGTCAACGGTGAAGGTGTGGATCGGAAGCTTGGCGATATCGTCGGCGAGGATACTCACGCACGCATATACGTTCGAGTTCCGCGCCGCCTGCTTCGCCGTGATACTCCCGTCCTCTCCATTGAGTGCGGAGATCAGCCATGCAGCGGGATTCAGCAGATCGCTTGCCGGATCATCCACACCGAGGAAGGCGCCGCGGCGGGAGAATAGTTTTTGCAGGATCATCGCTTACCGCCGCCCTCGATGTCCGACCTCACACGCGCTATGATGAGCGCGGCAATAAAGCTGACTAAACCAAGCACGAAAAGCCCTAGGATAGGATCAAGCATCGTGCTCCCCACGACGATACACGCCGCGCTGAACACCAACAGACCGTCGTCAGCCCAACGCCATAACTTACCCATATTTGCAACCTCCTCACAAACTAAAATCATCGCTGAGTATATAACTTTCAAGATCGGTGTCCGCCACAGACAGCGCTCGCGTGAACGCGTTCATCACCGACGCGATCGGATCGATCCTATTTGTTGACTTCGCTTTGTCGAGCATGATGTTGCCCTGACTGTCGACGCGCATCACCGCGTTACTGATCGCCCAGTCAAGGAGCGGATTTTCGACGTGCAGGATGTCGCCCTGATAGGCCGCTTCGCGGAATCCCTTCGTCGGCTCGGAGAGCGTTGCAACGCCCTGCCGTACCTCGACGCACGTAAGCCCCGCTGCGTCGAGCTCCTGCGCGTAGTGCGTGGCGTTATACGGGTCGTAGCAAATCTCACGGATGTTGATTCCGAGATCGTCTGCTTGCGCAAGCAGCCACTCGGTCATGTACCGATAATCGACCACCTCGCCCGGCGTCACCGTCAGATGTCCCGCCCGCGCCCATGTGCTATATGGGACGCGGTCGGTCTTCTCCTTGGCGTGCATCGTGTCTTCCGGGATAAAGCTGTGCCCGAGTACAAGGTACCGCCATCGATCTTCGTATTTGACCGGTATAACGATCCCCGCCGACGTGAGGTCGATCTTGCTTGAAAGGTCGATGCCCACGTACGCGTCCGCGCCGCAATAGTCAACCGATGCAAGGTCAACAGCGCCGCGGGCTTTCCATTTTCCCATATCCATGTAGGACTGGGCGGTGCGATTCACCCACAGATTCATGTTTTTCGTCAGAAACGATTCCATCTTCTCAGGGCTTTCTATCGCCGCGTTCAGCTTGCTTCGGATGTTCGCGACGCCTTCGTCGTAGGACGCGGCTATCGGATTCGCTTTGATCCATGTCGTTTCGTCGTTGACGTCGTCAAGCAGATTACCGGATTCGTCATGGTCGAGCTCGTTGACCATGACGAAGTAATCGACAACGTCAAAGTCAAGCGCGGGGTTTAGTATCTTCTCGACGAGCGGATATTCGACGCGATAACACGGCCCGCCGAAGTTCGAGCCCGCTGTCGTAATCACAAACAAGAGCGGCTGCGACCGAGCGATCATACCGGTGTTAATCACCTCGAGGATCTCGTCTGTCGGATGCGCGTGGTACTCGTCAATCAACCCGCCGTGTGGACTCAATCCGTCGCCCGTCTTACCATCGTCTTTCGACAGCGCACGCATGATGCTGTCCGTCTTCGGATGCGTGATGATGCTGTACTTCTCGTGCCACTTGCCGCGGAAAAACTCAGGACTGCGCCGCAGCATCGCGACGGTTTCCTTGTAGATGATCGCGGCCTGCGCCTTCTTCGTCGCGCCGATATACACCTCGCTCATTGGTTCCCCGTCCGCCATAAGCAAGTAGTCGCCGACAAGCGCGAGACTCTGCGACTTCGCGTTCTTGCGCCCCACCTGCCAATAGGCGCGACGGAAACGGCGGAGCCCTGTCTCCCGATGTACCCAGCCGAACACGTTGCCGAAGATAAATCGCTGTATCGGCGCAAGCTCGATCGGCTCGCCGGCAAGGATCCCTTTCGTGTGTTTGTGGAGACGCGCCCACGCATAAAAGCGCTCCGCGCGCGCCTCATCGAACACATACGGGAAATCATCTGTGCCCGCGCGCTCGACGTCGCGCAGAAACCGCATGCACGCCCATCGATGCTTGACACAACATCGCGCAGCATCAGCGATGCAAGCTTTACTGTATGTCTCGAGTTTCTCGAGTAGATTCATACGTCAAAGCCCCTTTCCGCCGCCGCGTCAAGCTTCTTCTCCGGCGTCTTCGGCACGTTCTTAATTTTGGCAACCGGATTGAGGAACAAGCGATCCTCCATCTTGACGAGCGCATCCATCTTCGCGTTGATTGCCTTGTCGAGCGCGAGCAGACCCGCAACCGAGAGGATGTAGTCGATCTTCTCAAAGGTCTTCACTGCGCGCTGCCGTGAATAAACCTCCGGCAGAACAGCAGTGAGCAGGCCCTCATCCATTCCGTCAATCTTGATCTCGCGTATGCGCTGCCGGTGCTCGACAAGATCGAGGTATTCGGCGTACGCCACGCAGTACCGCGCAAGCATGCCGACGTCGCCGGAGCGGACGAAATCGAAGCCCTGATAGAGCTTTACCATCTCCCGCCACTTCTTCGCGGCCGCCGGAAGTGCTTTCACAAACGAGGGGCAAATAAGTTTCGAATCGCCGAATTTCACTTCGGCTCTTTTGCGGTGCTCGATCTCGGCTTTCGTCAAGTGCCGTTTGTTGCCGTTTACGAGATGTAGTTCAATCGGTTTTGCGTTCCGTCCCATGCGATACACCTCCTTCCATCGAACAAGCGGTTTAATCTGATAGCTTTGTAACACGAAATTTTTGCGAAAAAGAGAAAGGCGCGGTACGGCAAATTGTCTGAAAACTTTTTCACCGCCCGGGGGCATTTCCGAATCCGCCGTCCTCTCTCGCCGTCTTGCGGTCATGACAGCGCTTTGACATCGCCTGCCAGTTAGTTTTATCCCAAAACAAATTTTGGTCGCCCTTATGCGGCTTGATATGGTCAACGACCTCCGCCATGAGAGGCGCGCCGCTCGCCACACACTCAGGACACTCGCACGTCGGATGCGCGGCGAGGAACGCTAGGCGTTCGCGCTGCCACCGCGCATTATATCCGCGGCGGCTCGGCGATAACCTGTCGCGTTCGCGCGTCTTCTTATGCGCTTCGCAGAATCGTTCGCGCGTCAAGACATGACAGCCCGGCATGCAACACTCGTGCAGCGCTCGCCTCATACCCTCGCCCTCCTTTCATCCCATGCAAAAAGGACGCCGCCATAATGGCAACGCCCTTTTTGCGTTGTAGGTTAGTTTGTTTTCATCATACGCGCGGCACGCGCAGGATCCTTCTTGACAATAGCCGCGAAGGCTCGGATGAGCTCCCACTCGTCATCAGAAGCTCGCGTCTGCCTTTGCTTTCTCAGTTGTCCGTCGGGAGACGTACGCGGACGCCCCGCCCCTTCGCGCGCACCGCCCCATCCGTTAGTCATGGCGCACCCTCCAGTACACGACCCATGCGGATAGCATTACGCCGACGCCGACGCCTAACAGCCAGTCTAGCCATTGTATAGTATCTGCTCTGCGCGCAATCAGTACGGCCATCACGACTGAGAAAAACAATATTGTCTTCATCGTCCTACATGTGATAGAATGTCCACAGGTCAGGGGCGATTGCTCGCCCCCTTTCCTGTGGCTCCGCTGTCAGCTATTTGCGCTTCCGACGCTTTCGACTGCGGGGCTTTTTCTTTTCGGATTTCTCTTTCGACTCTTTCTCGGTTTTCCTTTCTTCGAGCCATTTGCCGAGCTTGTAGAGTCCTTCGCCTACCGTCATCAGCGCGGCGGCGAGTTCGATGTAATCCGTGCCCTTTTCTATCACATGTACCACCTCCTTTCTATGGTTTTATTATATCGCCTCCTCTTGTTTTTGTCAATACTTTTTCTAGCTATTTTTATATTTTTTTGCTGAAAAGGCGAAGTATCTTGTCGGACGCTTCGCCTCATATTCCACAGCCTACACTATACCACAGATCAAATAGGAACTTCTAGGCACTCTTTTTCAAAAGCTCGTAATGCTGCGCCGTGCATATGTGTCACCCATCGGTATGTATACCCCATCGCACAGGCAATCTGCTCCCAGCTCTCGCACAGGATATACCGCCGCGTCAGGACTTCGGAATAACGCGCATCGGACACCTTCGCGATCAGTGCCTTTGCCTCCTCGCGCATCTTGATGACCTTGTCCCACTGCTGATTGACGCGCTCGGCGTAATACTCGAGTTTTGCAATCGCAGAGGAAAGATCCCCCGGTTGCCCGCCGCTGCTGACTATGGGCTTGTCATAGCTGACGCCCTTCAGTGCGATTATGTCAGCCTTGCATTTCGCGTGCTCGGTCTCAAGCAGGCGCAGCAGACGCTCGCCCTCTCGTACCTTTTGCAGGTATTCTTTTGCTCTCAACGTGCACCGCCCTCCGCTTCCTCCGCCATTGCAAACGCCATCATGCACCGCATGGACGCGTTGACGAGATGCGGCTCGCTCTTATCACCCGCAAGGTATAGCGAGAGATGTCGCAGCGCCCGTGCGGCATGTTCCCTTGCCGGGATTTTCTTCCACGTCTCCCCCGGATGCTTGCGCGCTCCTGCGGTCAAGCCTGCGGCGACTTTGTCCAGCCATCCGTAATCAATGTATCTGTATTCGTTCTGCTCTTCGTCCTGCGGGTACTGTTCAAGACCTTGCGTTTCCGACACCCCTGCCTCGCGCTCAAGTGCCTCCCTTATTCTCACCAGTCTATCAAGCTCAGCCTTTGATGTCATCTCTATACCTCCTCAGCCGTGCTTTAACGGCCTGCAGCATACCTTCTTGTCCTGTCGACTTTCTCTCCAACGCCCGCATCACGTCTTCGTCGACCGTGTCCTTAGCGATTAAGTGATGCAGTATGACGGGCTCCGTCTGCCCCGGGCGATGCAGTCGCTTATTCGTCTGCTGATACTGCTCAAGGCTCCATGTCAACCCGTACCACACAACGATATGGCCGCCGTGCTGCAGGTTCAGCCCATGCCCCGCGCTCGCGGGATGCACCAGCAACAGGGAAATCTTCCCCGCGTTCCAGTCCCTTATATCCTCGGGCGTTTTCAGCTCCCGTGCCTCGGGATGCCGCCGCAACAGTGTAGCGCGGTCATGGCGGTAACTGTAGATCGCCATGACGCTCTTGCCCTCGTTACAGGCGATAATCTCATCCAGCGCATCGGCCTTCGCTTCATGGATCGTCACCGCCTCCCCGTCTTCGTCATACACGGATCCGTTCGCCATCTGCAGCAGCTTCCCGGTCAGCGCTGCAGCCGTGACGGCTGTTATATCCGACGCTCCGATGCTCAAGACAAGCTCCCGCTCCATCTCTGCGTATTTCCGCATAGCGGATTCCGGCAGTGTGACGGTTACGACGTTCTGCATCAACGGCGGCAAGCTGAGATAGTCATCACTTTTCATGCTGACGCAGATGTCGTTGATCCGCTCGTAGATCTTCTTATCGGCACCGGGGCGGAGATTGTAGTTATAGACGATGTGCCCGCTTCGCTGTCCCGGTGTGAAGTACCGGTCGCGATACTCTGTCAGCGTATGCCCGAGACGTTCGCCCCGATCCAGCAAGTAAAATTGACTCCACAGATCCATCAGCCCGTTCGGCGCCGGCGTGCCGGTCAGCAGTACGACACGCTTCACCAACGGCCGCACTTTCCGCAGCGCCTTAAACCGCTGCGATGCAGGATTCTTGAACGAACTCGATTCGTCGATAACGACCATATCGAACGGCCAGTCCTTACGGCAGCGCTCGACAAGCCACTTCACATTTTCACGGTTAATCACATAGACATCTGCATCTTTGGACAGTGCCGCCTCGCGCTCCCTGGCGCTCCCGACCGCGACGGACAGGCGGAGCCCCCGCGTATGTGCCCATAGCTCGCACTCATCGCGCCACGTGCTCATGGCAACGCGCAGCGGAGCGATAACCAACACGCGACGCACCTCAAAGCGGTCATACATCAGCTCGGATATGGCGGTCAGCGTAGAAATCGTCTTACCCATACCCATGTCCAGCAGCAAGGCGACGGCTGGCGTATCGATGATGCGCTCAATCGCGTACCGCTGATACGGACGCGGTGTGAATGCCTTGCCCAAAATACCGTTCACAGAACGTTTTCACCTCCTCCAGCGACGACACTACAGAGACTTCTAGTCCAAACCCGTGAATCACTCTATGCGCTGCGATCTGTAGCTTACGAAGCTTCTTCCCCGGCGCTTTGATTTCCGCAAAGACACACCGGCCGCCCGGAATCAGCACAATTCGATCCGGCACACCGACGCGCCCGGGCGATACGAATTTGAGCGCCAACCCGCCGCGTTTTTTCACCTCACGAACAAACGCTTGCTCGATCCAGCTTTCATGATCAATGTGCAATCGCAAAATTTTTTCCACTTTTTTGCGTCCTCCTCTTGACAACATGCTGTATCATGTGTTACGCGCGCACGTACGCGCGCGGGCGCGTACACCTTACGCATTAGGCGTATTAGGCGTGTATATACCCCTTTTTATACCTAATACGACACTCATATAGAAATAAAGTTCCATAAGTTCCACATCCTTTCAAGCGTTGATTCATAAGGGATTGCGACGGAACATTAGAAAGTTGACAACGGTTCCGATAGTTCCGTTGAACCCCTCTTTTTCCGATGTTGGTTCCGCCTGAAAGTTCCGGCGCGAACCCGCTATTTTACTACGTTTTTGGGAATTTTTAACGCGGGGCGGAACTATGCGCTAAACACGGAAAGTTCCGGCTCTCATCCCGGATAAAGCCTTTTTGCTTTCCATAAATCTTGAACCAAATGCTGCTCGGCGGTCGACTCCACCCCTCTGTTCGCCGTAGAACATCGTTGATCTCAATCGACTGCGAACGAGTCAGCATCTTCGGGTCGCCCTTTAGCAGCTCGACCCACACCTCTAGCGCGCAGACGCGGTTACGCTGCACGGTTCCTTTAGGCGTGTCAAGTCCTCCGCCATGTATAAAGTCGCGGCGCTCCCCGATGTCAAGCTCCTCCCAGTTTTTCGGCAACAGCAGGTCAAGATACTCGCGGATCGGCCCTGTCAGCGGACTCTCATCCGTATGCGCCGCCTGCAGCATCTGTGCTTCCGCTTCATCCGCTTCCGACAGATGCAGGGGCTCCCCGCCTCTGAAAGCATCGGCCGCCTCCGCCCATATTTGGTCAATTACATCGTCCGTGAGATCCTTGAAGGGGCTCATACGCCGCCGCTCCTTGTCTACTGTTATGGGCCACCAGCGGCGCCCGCCGGAGGGGTCTCGTATGAAGTCTGAAACGTTCGTCGTGGCGAAGAACACACACTGCCTCGGATGCCGCTCTGTACGGCGTCCGTAGGCCGCCCGAAAGGCATCCTCCTGCTTCGAGATGAACTGCTTCGTCGCCTCGAAGTCGGCCTTGCGTATGGCGGCCAGCTCCGCAAGTTCGATGATCCAAAATCCCTGGATATGCTCCATAGCCTCTTTGCCCTGCACAGTCGTGAGGCTCTCGGAGTACCAGCCCCGCGCAAGGCGACTGAGAATGTAGCTTTTGCCCTGTCCCTGCTTTCCTATGAGTGTTAAGACATTGTCGAACTTGATGCCGGGGCGCAGGATACGGGCAACCGCTCCGACGAGCGACTTCCGCGTCATGGTACGGTTCAGCCCCGTATCCTCGGCGCCGAGGTAATCTATAAACACCGTGTCGATGCGCGGGATGCCGTCCCACGTCAGTCCATCGATGTAGTCCCGCAGCGGATTGAACGCGTGCCGCGTTGTGACCTCGCTGAGGGCGTCTTCGATCATGCCCTTGCCTTTGATGGCATAGACCTCTTCAAGATAGTTTCTGAGGCCGCTGTCGTCGCCGTCCGCCCATACGGAGCCGCGCGAGAGTTTCCGCCACGGCAAATTACGGAGTACCGTGATCCGATGCGCGAAGTCGTCCATCGCAACGGCGCCGACCAGCCCCGGGTCGTTCTCGAGGATCAGCTTGACGTTGCGCGCGGAGCTGAGATACTGCCCCTTGCCGTTCACGTCGAGCTTCGCGAGCCAGTTCTTATCGGTCTCCTTAAAGTCCTGCCGCGCCTCGGCAAGCTTCTCCTCGCCGAGCTGTATGCGCACCTCGTCGTCCGCCGCCGCGAGCTCCTGCATCGCCGCAAAACTCGGGAGCCGGTTTGCGGGCGTGCCCTCCGGCGCGTCCTCGTCGCGGTCTCTGAACTTATGGATACGCACGAGGTCAAAGGCATTGACAAGCCGCCCGCAGCAGGGATCGGTCGAGTGGTGACTATAGAGGAACTTTCCGTCCTCGTAGACCACAGCACCCGCGGCGGACGTCCCCGCGTTATAGGTGTAGCGGTCGGACGTATCGCACTGCGTATAGACACCGGGCAGGAACTTCTCCATCGCGGCAGGGACGTTATAGGCGCGGCAGAACACGCCGATGATGCCCTTCTTCTCCGTCGGGTCTTCCTGCTTCTCAGCCGCCCGTTTGATCGCCTTATGGACGCGTGAACTCTCCGGCCATGTCGTTTGGTCTTGCCAGTCGTCATAACGCGCGAGTACGGCGTCCGCATCGATCGGTGCGCCGTCGCTAACCTCGAACGCATAGTCGCCGTCTGCGGGCGTCGAAGGCCAGTACATCAGCCGGTGCGGCTCGTACGTCGTATCGTCGAACGCTTCGATGTCGATATCCGCAGCGATGCGGCGCGCGATCGCCTGATACTCATCCGGGCTGACCGGTCGTGAGAGCGGCAGCACAAGGCGCACACGCGGCGCTGCCGGCGTATGTTTATGCGTGCTGTAGAGGACAGCCGCAGGGCTGTCAAGGACGATCATCGCCGCATCCCAGAGGCCGTCATACGCGTAGTCCGCATCAAGCGTCAGGAGCTGACGCGAGATCACGCTGTCCGACTTTCGTCGACCATCCTTCAGCGCTCCACCGACAAAGCCCCCGACATCCTTCACCCGCTGCTGCTCGGTCTTGGGGAGTGCCTTATACTCTTCGACGGTCTCCCCCGTGCGCGTCGTCTCCGATAGGCGTGCCATGAGCGCCGACCATAGCATCTCCTTGTTTTTCCATTTCGTTTCCGTCCGTGACCGCCCTACGGCGACCGTGAGACGGACGTCGTAGTGCAGTGCAGGGACGGCGGAATGCTGCTCTGTACTCATTTGGCAGGATCCTTACAGAGCGCGAGCACCGCACCTGCGGTAGCCCCCTGAAAGAGGACAGGGCATTTCGGCGAAACGTATATCGTAAAGCACTCTGACACGTGCAGGATATAGTCAAGGATGATGACGAGTCTATTTGCCATGAGACGCATACAAATAGCTTCATCAGGTTTTGCTGCGGCGCCAAGAAGCCTGAATTGATAACACGCGCTGAGATTTTTGGTGTGTGTTTTAATGGTTAATTCGCGGCACTTCCAGCAAAGGCTGATGACCGGCTGATCTCCTTTGTCAAAAAGCTTAGACAGTGGTTTCAGCGCCTGCAGCAGCGTTGACGCCTCTTTCCGGTTCAGCGTGATTTCCATAGCAGCTTTATCCGCATCAGGGATCGCGCGCTCGATATTTAGTTTGACATCATACCTTTCGCCGGTCTCGTAGTCGTAGGCGCCATACTGTTCGGAAGGCGCTGCCGACCATATCATAGCGGCGCTGTCCGTTGCATATACCTTGCCCTCAGCGTAATAGAGCGACCGCAGGATACGCGGGACAAGGGGTTTGTTTGGATCCTGTTTGAGCACGAGAAGCTTCCCCGCCGCTTTCAAAAAATCTTTCATTTGACAGCCTCCTTCACACCGCCGCAGCGATGATCTCATTTTCAGTCGCCGGGGTCGGCTCTTTCACGTCGGAGCAGTTGATATAGCTGACGCCTGTCTGCTTTGCCCACGCGGTAATCTCGTTATTGACCTCCGGTCGTTCGTGCACGGGTCTGTTGCGGTCAAGTTTCGCCTGTACAATCGCGCCGCCCTTGACCTCGATGCAGGCAGTGAGCTTCCCGCGGCCATCCGTCATGAGCACGATGCTTGTTTCACCGTCTCTTACACGCCGCGCATAGGTGCCGACGCAGTTGTGCAGCGTATCACCGGCCTCGTACAGTGCCGAGGAGCGCTCCGGTAGGAAGAACCGCACACGGTCAACCTGCATCGAGAGCCTGCGGCGGATCGGATCGAGAGCGTTGTCAAATGTGTAGTCCGGGCGAGCCTCGGCTTTTAGCTGCTCTACGAGCCAGTCATGCAGATCTCGGATGCGCGGCGGATGCCTGCGGAGCATTTCTAGCGTCGCGTCTCCCGCCTGATTCAGCATACGGAAGGTATCCTGCAGTATCATCATTCGCGGCTCGCCGAGCAGTCGCAGCAAGTCCCTATCTGTATAGATGGGGCGTAGTATCTGTACTTGTACGCGCAGATACTCGAGTAACCTATTCACGCTGATACCGTAGTATCCATAGACCCCGTCGTCGTTGTGGTTGTCTGCGATAATATGGCAGCACCGCCTGTACGCAGCCATGAGGCTGTCCGGCTTGTTGAATATGCGATGCAGCAGCACCAGGATTCCCACGTTGAAAGGATCTTCCGTGAGTACGCGCCGGATTGACCGCGTATTTGGCAGCCCTCCCGCTTCGATGAGACCCGCAACCGTACTTTTTGCTTTGCGCAGGACGTCAAACTCAAAGTTCTCAGGGAACGTGTGAGAGTCAGTTACTGCCTGTATCTGAGCCGTATTAAGGGCGCGCCATATGGGCGAGAGATTCGGGGCATCGGTAAAAATCATGCGATAGGCAATGTTGCCGATGGGTAGGAGCAACCATCCGGACGAGCGCCCGGATGTGCAGAACATATGCGATACAGGATGTTTCAGTCGACAAGCTAGTTTCTTCCGCACGGCTTCGCGCAGGTCTTTCAGCAGGTCGGTCACTGCAGACTTACGGTCGCGGACAGAAAAGTGTGCATAGAGATACCGCAACACAGAGAATCTTCCGAGCCTTGGCAGTTCGCACGGATCTCCGAGCTCAATCCGCTGTGCCTCACGACCACAAGAGTATCGCCGCCATGTTGTACGGCGGTGCCGTATGTCGAACCGGAATACCTCATGATAGCGCGTCTGCTCCCAGTATTGCCGCGAAGCTTGGGGCGTATCGTCTGCATAGGTGGTTAATCCGTTGCCGCGCACTGTGAGGCGGACGACGTCATTATAGACGTCCAGCCGCAGGTACATATCCAGCGGTACAACGTATCCCTGTGGTAGATATAACGTATCATGATCGCACTCCCCAAACCTTATAGGTGCTCCGCATTTCGGACAATGTGTCCGGGTGTTGTGAGAGATACCGGAGCGCACGTCCGGCATCTTGAACGAGCCGCCACATTCAGCATGATAAAACATCAGCTCTTCGGGGTAATAGCTGCGCAGGATCGTCATGTATACGCCGAACATGCGCGGGATACGTACGTCGTTGATCAGCATACGCGCCCTCCTTAATCGAGAAAGTCAAGTGCGTCGTCTTCGTCTGCAGGTGCTGGCGCGGGCGCGGGCGCGGGCGTCTCTTCGGCTTTCTTCTTGGGACGGCTCTTTTTCTTCGGCGCAGGCTTTTCTTCGGACTTCGCCGCCGCTTTCTCCTGCTTTGGGCTCAGCATTTCTTCAAGAGCGATTGCAACCTTGCAGGCGCGCCGCATATCTTCGACATAGCCGCGCAGGTGATCAATGTCTTCTGATGGCACGTCACCCGTTGTCTCTGCGGCATCTGCCTTATCGATAAGGTTCTGCAGCTCCTTCAGTACCTCGAGCTGACTGTTCATTTGATGCTTAATCATGGTCATTACCTCCGTCAATCCTTTTTATAGTAATTTGTTGTATATCCGTCTGCGGTGAGCACAAGCCCCGGTGCCCAGTCGACGGGCTTACTCATAATCTCGCACACATCGGCAAGGCAGTCCACACTTCGGGGCGTCTCGACAACAACCTCGTCGTGGATGTGCATCACGATCGGATAGCCCGCCGCCTCAAGCCGCGTCATCGCGACCGCAAGGCAGTCGCGGGCGATTGCTTGTATGGCATTCTCTACGAGACGCCCCCCATATGTTCGCTGTTTCCCCCAACCTCCGACATCCCTGCCGTAGTAGGTCAGCCCCTCGCGATCGAAGCTCTCTTCGTATTCGATGCGAGGTTTGACATAGGCAAGGCTGCGCCCTGAAGGGAGTCGGATGAACAGTATGCCGGAACGGCACTCGAGTTTGATGCCATGCTGCAGCGATACTGTTGACCGCTCTCGTACAGCCTCAAGGGCGGCACTTTCGAAATCGCTCCAGAGTCGCACGATACGCGGGCTCGCTTTTCGCCAGCTCTGCTTGATTTCCTCGAGTTCTGCATCCGTGAGACCGAGCTTATCGGCTCCCATACGCTTCAAGGCGGACACGCCGCCGCCGTAGCCGAGGGCAAGTTCGGCGACCTTCCCTTTTTGTCGGAGGTGCCCGTTGACGCCGTGCTTTTCTACGGGGACGTGGAACATCTTTGAAGCTGAGGCGCAGTAGATATCGCCGCCGTCCGCGAAGACGTCCATACGCCACTTCTCGCCCGCGAGCCATGCGATCACACGCGCTTCGATCGCGGAGAAGTCGGCAACGGTAAAGCGCATCCCCACAGCGGGGATGAACGCCGTACGGATGAGCTGAGACAGCACGTCGGGCGGGTTGTCAAAGAGCATCTCAAGCGCATCCGTATCGCCACAGCGCAGGAGCGCGCGAGCATCGTCGAGTTCTGCCATCGTATTCCGAGGTAGGTTCTGCACTTGCACGAGCCGCCCTGCCCACCGCCCGGTTCTGTTCGCGCCGTAAAACTGTAGAAGTCCATGCGCACGCCCGTCGCTGCACTGCGCCTGCACCATCGCCTCGTACTTCTTGACCGAGGTCTTGGAGAGCAGCATCTTGAGTTGCAGCATCGTCTTGACGGTCTCGCTTTTAGCTGTCTCTATCAGCTCCGGTATCGTCTCTTTCGTGAGGGATAGCGGGCGCGCGCCCTCCTGCTCATAGATCCAGTGCTTGAGTTGTTCCCCGCTGTTCGGGTTTTCAAGCCCGGACAGTGCAGAGGCTTCGGCTGTGACCTCCGCCCGGAACGCACTGTCAAACGCGATGGCATTCTGCGCGAGGATCTCGTCGATGCGAACGCCTCGGTCATTGATACGTTGGTCGAGCGCCCACAGCGCGCGCTCTGTCTCCGGCACGGGGTAACCCGACAGTCTCCGTCGTACTTCGCGCTCCGCCTCAACGTCGCGCACGCAGTAGGCTTTGAAGGTTGCCCACTTCTCCGGCGCATCATTCGGCAGGTTCCGCGTCCGTCCGCCGTTGGATTTGGTCGGTTTACACGGCTTGCAGAAGTACGTGATCAGCTGCGTGCCGACGCTCATCTTCTCTTTTTCCTCGCCGAGCTTCAGCGTCTTTGACACCTCCGCAAGGCTCCCGGGGAGCCCGAGCGTCAGCGCATGAACCATCGTGCATGACCAGCCGGCAGGGTCGAGAAACGCAAACGGCTCGCCTTCCTTATGCAGATAATGACTGAGCACCGTGCGTTCGAACTGCGCATTGAACGCGCACTTCATGATGTCGTTATCGGTGAGCGCGCTGAGCACGTCTGCGGGGATGGTCTCCTCTGCCGTTAGGTCAACGATCTGCACCGGTGTGTCATCCCATGCATAGGCGAACAGCAGGATCTCGGCATTCTCAGCGTATCGGTAGCCCCCAACGGTCTTGATGTCGAGCGCTGAATAGGTCTCAAGGTCGATCGATAAAATCATGTCTCACCTCTCGTCTATAAAAGGGAGTAACGAAACGCTACTCCCTTATCCTCCTTTATCCTCCTTTATCCTCCTTAAACCTATACCGCCTTATGCAAGGAACTCGTCGTCATCTTCGAGTTCGTCGAAATCCTCCTCCGCGGAGCGCGCGCTGCTGAGCGGATCGCCGTCGCCGATCTTTTGGATATTCCCAAGCCCACAGCCGATGCCAATGTTGCCATTCTGATTGAATGCATAGAATGAGACGCTCACATTCGCATAACAGCCGCTATACACCTCTGAGCGATCCATGATCGGCTGTACGTGTCGGTCTACAATCTTCGGGGGATAGTTAACTGTTGCATTGGCGTTGATGAACATGCAGCCCTCATAGGCCGGATCATCCGGACGATCCTCATCACCGTCCCGGAGCGGCAGCTTGATGTTCGAGGGAATGACGCCCTTCTTGTTGGCGAGCTTTGTCTTGCCCTCTTCCTTCGCCTCAGCGATCGCCTTCTTGATTCCGTTCAGGGTCTTTGTATCGGTCTTGCGGATGATCAGAGAGGCGCTGTACTTCTTATCGCCGCCATCGGCCGGCTCTTTTGGCTCCCAAATGTTGGCGTACGACAGGCGCACGTTTTTCAATACTAATCTACTCATTTTCTAAATCCTCCATATCCAAATCATTAAATTCCATCGCGGCCGGACTGTACTCCGGTCGTTTGTCATCTACCGGTGCAAGCGCAGGCTTGCCCGGCGGTTTCGTAATCACGTCGGCGAGCAGCGCGGCAAACTTCTTTTTCGTGACGAGCTTTTCAAGGTTCGTGATCGTCTGTATCTCGAGGGGCTTGTAGATCACGTCATCGCTGTACCCCGCCTTGCGAAGCAGCGTCACAGCTTTCGCCTCGTCGCCGATCTTGCGGTCGCTGCGACCTTCGACGACTTTATAGCCCGGCCATCGGTGTCCCTTCAGCGCCTCATCAAGTGCAAACGTCTTGACCTTCTCGGCGTAGCGCACAAGCCCGTCAACGCGACTCAGTACGAATGCGACCTCGTCATCCGTCAGTAGGCCAGCGTCTTTGAACTCGAGTTTCGCCAGCTCCAGTTGATGATCTGCAAGCGCCTTGCACTGCACCGCGGCTTTGCAGAAGCGGCAGTGCTCGCCTGCCTTGAAGTCGCCCTTCCCCGCATACGCAAGTGCGGCAGTCGGTTTGATGCTTTCGCCCCAGGCGAGCAGGTCGGCGACGGTCATCTCCTGCGAGGACAGCCCCCCGAGCCGCGGCTGAAAGATCGACATGCGCACGCGGTCGAAGTCGTACAGGAAGCCGTACTGATCGATCGCACCGAGCCCGTAGAGCTGCATCTGCGTGTTGCCCTGTGCCTCCACCCCGACGCCCTTGCCGTATTTGAGGTCGACGATCTCGAGAACACCGTCCCCGATGATCACCATGTCACCTGTCCCAAACCCATCCCTCACCCAGCGAGAGAAATTCAGCCGCTCCTCAACGAGGGCGATGCCGTGACGGGCATTGATCTTCTCCACGCAGATGCCGACGTAGTCGGACACATGGTCGGCCATGTCGGGAGTATAGAGATCGCTGTTTTCGATTGCCCCGCGCCGCCTATTCGCCTGTGCATCAGTGAGCCGACCGAGCCAGCGCTTCAGCTCGATCTCGGCGAGCTCGTGTGCGAGGGTTCCCTCTGCCGCCGCCTCGCCTGCGCGATCCGGAAAGTTTCGTTCCAGTCGCGCGGACGGCGGGCAGGAGAGCCACCGCTTACTTCCTGATGCGCTGAGTACCGCGTGCGCCATTAGAGCGCCCGTGCGGCCGTCGCGAACTCATCAAGCTGATCGTCGGCAAGTGCGCTGAACTTTTCCACGCCGTGATCCGCGAGGAGCTTCTTCAGCTTTGCCGACTTGCCCTTGCGCGCAATCTCGGCAAGCTCTTTCCGGAGGTCTTCACGCAGCGCTTTATAGTCGACCTTGGGCTCCGGTGTCGTTTCGTCTTTGTCGAAAAGCTCGATCTCCTCGACAGCGGGCTCTTCCGTTTTCGGTTCAGTCTCCGGCTCCGGCGCTGCCTTCGGTTTCTCTTTGGCCGCAGGTGCAGGCTTCGGGGGATTCGGCTTGCTTGCCTTGATAGCTGCTTTCGGTTCTGCTGCTGTCAGCGTATCAGCCAACTTGCTCATCGCTGCGGCGAGGTTATCGAGCCCGGTGATTTTAACTGTAATTTCCATAATGACATCCTCCTGATTCTGTGGTAGAATAAGCACAAATCAATTTTATTTGTTAATGTCCGTCGGGGTCTCCGCCCCGGCGGGCTTCTTTTTTGTCTGCGCGAGAAGATCAACTGCTTTGATTTCGCCCACAGTGTATGTACGCGGCATCACCGCACCCCCTCTGCCCGCATCTCGAGCAGCTCGCCGATCGTCGGGCACTGCGACGCCGCCTCCGGGCGCTCCCGCAGGAGCTTTGCGCGCCGGTCGGCGTCGCACCAGAGTTCCACGTGGTCTGTTGTGATTGTTTTTGTGTTCATGATACCCTCCTTAACCTACTCTCCTTCACGATGGCCGCGCTGGCGGCTCCAATACCTTCGCTGTCCGGCAGTTCGCGCCGCTGATGGAACAATCCGGTGTAGCGTGTGTGCCCGTGGATATACTCGAGCAGCCAACTATAGGGCACCTTGCGTTCTTTCGTCCCCTGCTCTGTGATCCACGCGAGCTGACCTGCGGCCATGCGGTTTTTGACCGTGTCTTCGGAGCATCCGAGGACTTCTGCGACCTCCCGTAACGGCATCAACCGCTCACGCGGCGCATCGACCGGATGCGGCGGGATATGCACCACCTCGGGGAGACGTTCGAGGATTCGTTTTTCAAGATCAGTCAAGTGCTCCTTGACTGATTCTTCAACCATCCCACCGATGCGTCCGATGATCGCGTCCGCAAATGCGTCTACCAGCGCGTCAGGATCCTTCCGTACCTTTTTCTTATTCATATCTTCACTTCCTCTCAAAGAGGTGTGCCCCGCCATCTTTTGATGCTTACCTACCATGATTCGCCTCTATACGTCATGGCGAGGCGCTGATGTTGTTATGAGCGTTTCCGCCGCGTTCGCCGCGGTGCGCGCTCCTCGCAGGTCTGTTGATCTTTGCACACTGGGAGCAGCCGCCCCCGTACGTAGATGCGCTGATACCGCTCATCCCGGTCGAATACCCGCCCGCAGCGGCAGCAGTATGTCACGTGCATTCCTTCACCTCCTGTTTGAACTTATCCATCTGTCGGGCTAATGCATTCTGCGCAAGGCACAGGTAGTTCATAGATTCATTCATGTGAGCTTCGACATCTGCCAGCAGATCTGTATCGGCTGTAGCTCCCGGCGTCCCCTGCGCTGCGTGGAGAAACGTTTGCGCGAGGTACTGCGCGTAATATGCGATTGTGGCGCATTCCAACACCGCGGCAACTCGCGCGGTATCAAGTGCAGGCGTAGCCTTAAGCGCTGCGTTCAGCTCTGCCTCGAGTTTCGGCACAGAGTGTGCTGCCATCGCCGTCGCGCGTTTCAGATCACGCACGGCAAGGCGCATATCGAGGGCGGCGGACTCGCTGTCCTCTGCGGAGCTGCCCAGCATACGCTCGGCATCCTCAAACCTTGCGCCGAGACATCCCGTGACGCACAGCGCCATATTGACCTGTGCTGAAATCTTTGCCATCGTTGTGTCTATCATTTGATTCACCTCCTTACGGTACCCATCCGTGTAAGCTCTCAGGGGTCTGTCGGCACTGAAGAGAAGAGGTAGTCGTATGAATAAGAAGCGAAGAACTTATTCCTTATGCTGATGGCCACACTAATCGGGAGCGAAGCCTTTCCCTGTAGTCGATTCTCAACCCACCCAGGTGAGCGTCCAATGTGCTTTGCTATTGAGGCACACGTAACTCCGTGGCGCACCATTTCGGCTTTTAGATTAGGATACATGTTTTCACCTCCTTTTCATTCCGAGAAACCGAAATACTAAGCATAGATTATTACGGAAAACCGAAATTGTCAAGTGTTAAAATAAAAAAATTACGGATTCCCGTTTTTTCTATTTACGAGAATCCGTAATTATGCTATATTAGATCTCAGAAAGCGAGGTGCGTGAGTTGTGCGTATGTCAGACCGAATAAAGATCTGTCTAAGAAAAAGGAATATGAAACTGAAAGACCTATCTGTGGCAGCATCAATACCACTTTCGACTCTATCAGATATCGTCAACGATAAAACAAAGAAGCTTGACGTTCAAAAGGCAAGCGATTTAAGTAAAGCGTTGGGCTGTACGCTAGACTATTTGGTAGATGCGGATCAGGTATCATTAGACGACACCTATGGCGTAGGCAGCCTAGGGCAGGCACTTATAGATGAGCGTAAAAAACAAGGATTCACACGGAAAGAACTATCGACGGCTACTGGTATACCAGTAGATATAATACGCTCTTTTGAAAAAGGAGACGCAGATATAAACCTGTTTCTACTAGAATCCATTTGTGAAGCCTACGGTATATCGGTCGCTCGGTTTTATTTCGATCATGATTTTTACGATGAGTACATCCCTTCTCCATTTTCTGATGGGTCTGAGATAGACGTGGAGGGTTGGGAGGCGTTCAAAAAGGCGAGAGATGAGGATGCCATGAAAGATAGCGTAGCCCATCCTGAATATAGGAACCGCCGAAGCACCTCCCCCGATGACCTGTCTCCTCGCGAAGAACGTGAGATCGCCCGCGACCTTGAAGATATGATGCACTCGATGGCCTCGGCAGCGTACGAGGGCGATCAACTCGAAGATGTCGAGGCGTTCAAGGCGACAATCAAGGCTGCTATGATACAAGCGAAAAAATTGGCGAAAGCGAAGTATACGCCTAAGAAGTATAGGAAGTAGATAGTTATAAGGGAATGACCTAGATATGGATATCAAGGGAAAGGCTATCCAACTCATTAAGAAATACGGCACAGACGATCCGTTCCGGATCGCAGCCGAGCTAAACATTAAGCTGGTATACGCCCCACTCGGCGGGATATACGGCAACTACATGAAATACAAGCGCACAAAGTTCATCCTGATCGATGGAGACAAAACACCTGAACGAATGCTGCCGTTCGTGTGCGCGCACGAGCTCGGGCACGGTATCTGCACCCCCGACGAGAATACGGAGCTACTACAGGCGTATAGCCGGGGGCTTGACTCTCGTATCGAGCGACGCGCGAACTTGTTTGCCGTCGAGCTCTTGCTTAACGATGATTATTTGCAGGAAAACGCTGAGTGCAGCATCTATACGCTCGGTGCAATGCGCGGTATCCCGGAGGATATCATAGGGTTAAAGGAAAGGTAGGAGGTAGCTACTATGCAAGTCGTGTTAAAAATCGCGGTCGTACTGTGTCTACTTTTTTCATTCTCCTCGACAGCATTTGCCCTCTCATCAATTGTTGTTGAAAACGCGACCCCGGCTGAGGTTCGGTCGTTTCTGATCGAGAATATGTCCAGACTAGGCAAGAACGCCAGCATAGAAAATTTGACAGATAGCAGTATTACGTTCATCATGATAGATCCGACAGTTAGACAGTCCGGATGGACAGTCACGCAAGACTCAGAGTTAAAAGAAACTTTCACATTTACCCCATCAGGAAGCGGAACTCTTTTGACTTTCAACGCGATAGGAAGCAGTCGTACTGTTGATGGACAGATTATCAGGGCACCACTACCGCCCAGTCAAATTGACACGCTATTGCTCGAGGGAGTGAAGCTTCATTTTGACGGCGGCTATTTGCACGGATTTTTACTGAGCCCTCAAAAGCAAGGTGAGGGATACCCTATAATTCAAATCCTCCCATACAGCCCGGCTGAAAAAGCGGGTCTGAAAATAGGTGACGTAATTACTAAAGTCAATGGAGTTAAGCTGGAATACGTAGCGTCAAAGGGAGGATTCAACTTTCAGACAACGGTTCAAAAATCTGAGCAGCTCATTCTAACGGTTAAGGCCGGCAAACTAGAGAGCGAGCGTAGTGTTATATCACAGTTCTTTGATGCCAAAACACAGCAGTTTAGAGCCCCTCTGTCCTAACAGCAGCCGTGACGTTAAAATAAATATAAAATAAGCCGCCCCCGGCGCTGCAAACACCAAGGGCGGCAAGACATGACGCGAATCATGCCCAAGTTCGATTTAGATTCTACCATGATTCGCCTCCTTTTTCAAGCAATTAGGAGGTTTTTTATATGTCTAAAATACGTGTTCGTAAACGTGGAAAGACATACTCTTATAATTTTGAGGTTAGTGTCCATCCGCGCCGACAGAAGGAGAAAGGAGGTTTTTCGACACGGCAAGAGGCTTATGACGCAGGTGTAGCCGCATACACCGATTGGAAGACGGGCAATATCGGGTTGATCTCCGGGAGGGTGAAGATAAAAGATTTTCTTACCGCATGGCTCAAGAACGTTGCAAAACCGAACGTCAAAAAGTCGACGTATCGGAGCTACCTGAACCGCGTAACCAAACGTATCATCCCGTATCTCGGAGAAAAGATATTGCAGGAGCTGCGCCCCCGCGATGTGGACGCATGGCTCAAACAGCTCGCAAAGAACGGTATGGCAAGAACATCGCTTGAGGACTCCAAGATGGTTCTGTCCACGGCATTGAAATATGCCATTTACCCGTCCGAGCTGATTCGGGCGAACCCTGTGACCGGTGTTCCGGTTCCGCAAAGCACTCCGAAAAAGGTCATTAAACGAACGGTCATAGCTCCGGAGCAGTTTGCGGCCATCCCAACAACGGGAAGGTTCTACCCTGTTTTCAAGCTCATGTACCATACAGGACTGAGGTTGAGCGAGGCACTCGGGCTCACTTGGGATGATATTGACCTTACGACAGGGGAAGTACGTGTCGTACGTCAGCGCCTACGCGAGGGGTATTTCGAGACCCCCAAGACCGCAACAAGCACTCGCACCTTCTATGCGGATGCGGCGCTTCTTTCCTTTCTGCGATCGCTCAAAGCGGCACAGGCAAGGGACAAGTTACGGCTCGGCGAAGTCTACCAACTTGCGTACGAAGATACGCACCAAGGGCGTGCGTTTGTTACGCTGCCGAAAAAACTTCGTCCTCTGACAGGACTGGAACAACGCCCGCTTGTCTGCGTCTACTCAGATGGCACTCCATATCGGCACACCAGCGTTGCGTGTGCTCTCAAGAAGATGGGGCTAAATGCGCATAGCTTTCGGCACACCCATGCCACTAGGTTGATCGAAGCAGGTGCAAAACCCGTTGATGTCGCTGCTCGTTTGGGGCATAAAGATGCTGCTATCACGCAGAATCTATATACCCACGACACTGCAGAAATGCAGAAAGAGACGGCGCGTATCTTCGGCGAACTCGCACGCAGATGA